GGTAGTTCGCGCGCGCACGCTTTAGCTAGCGCCAGCGGCCAATCCCCGTAAACCCTTGCGCCGCAATAAGTCTCAGTGAGTCTTACTTTAAGACACCCCGAGGGCGTTTAGCGCGGTTTAGCATCAGTTAAACAAGCCTAGCCGTTGCTTAACTTTGCTAGTCACGTTTTCTGAGTTCGCTGCCATCAAGGGCTGCACGAAGGCGGCTGTGACTCATGCAACCAAAAGCCGCATCGCTGCTGCGGTTGTGGAGAAGGACGGCAAGCGCTGGCTGGATCGGGACATGGCGTTGGAGCTGTGGCGGAAGAACACGCTGAAGAACAACGCGGCGAAGGTGGATGAACCGGATCCGGTGAAGCCACGAGATGCGCGCGAGTTGCGGCAGCAGGTGGCTGGGTTGCCAGATGATGAGATCCCGGAGCTGAATGAAAGCCGTGCACGGCGTGAGCATTACCAGGCTGAGCTGGCCAAACTGGAAGTGGATTTGAAGCGAAAGGAGCTGGTCCCTGCGGTGGATGTGCAGAAGGAAGCGTTTGCGCTGGGGAGGAGCGTGCGCGAGGCACTGGCCAACCTGGCTGACCGGTTGAGTTACCAGCTGGCAGGTGAGACCGATCCGGTACGGATCCATGCGGTGCTGACGGATGAGCACCGTGCGGCGTTGGTTGAGCTGAGCAATGGCTAATCCATGGAGGACCGGATTCCTCGAGGGCCTGCGGCCGGAGCAGCCGTTGACGGTTAGCGAGTGGGCGGACCGTTACCGGAAGCTGAGCAGCAAGGCGAGTGCGGAGCCTGGCCCATGGCGGACGGGGCGCACGCCGTACCTACGCGAGCCGATGGACTGCCTGAGCAGTAACAGCCCAATCCAGCGGGTGGTGATGATGTTCGCGGCGCAGACGGGCAAGACCGAGGCAGGCAGCAACTGGCTGGGCTATGTGATCGACCATGCGCCGGGTCCGATGTTGTGCGTACAGCCCACGGTGGAGATGGCCAAGCGATTGAGCAAGCAACGGCTCGAGAGCATGATCACCGACACGCCATGTTTGGCGGCGAAGATTGCGCCAGCGAGGGCGAGGGATTCGGGGAACACGATGTTCAGCAAAGAGTTCAGCGGCGGGATCATGCTGCTGACTGGGGCCAACAGTGCGACGGGACTGCGGTCGGCGCCGTGCCGTTACCTGTTTGCTGATGAGGTGGATGCCTTCCCCAGTGATGTGGACGGTGAGGGCGATCCGGTGGCATTGGCTGAGCGAAGGACGACGACATTTGCCAGGCGGAAGATTCTGCTGACCAGCACGCCAACGGTGAAGGACTTCAGCCGGATTGAGGCGGAGTATTTGCGCAGCGATCAGCGGCGGTTCTATGTGCCGTGCCCTAGCTGTGGTGGGATGCAGTGGTTGCAATGGCCGCGGCTGAAATGGGATGCGAAGCGGCCGGGTGATGTGCGCTATCAGTGCGAACACTGCAGCGAGCGTTTTGAGGAGAACCATAAAGCGGCAATGTTGTCAGCTGGCGAGTGGCGCGCGACTGCGCCTAGCGATGGCCGAACGGCTGGCTTCCAGCTGTCGGGGCTTTATAGCCCGCTTGGGTGGTGCAGCTGGGAGCAGCTGGTGGATGATTTTCTACGAGCCAAGTCAGACGCGCCGGCGTTGAAGGCGTTCGTGAATACGAGGCTGGCTGAGACCTGGGAGGAGGATTACGCCGCGGCCGTGAGCGCTGATGGGTTGATGGCGAAGCGGCTGGCGTATGAGTCGGGCACCTGCCCCGATGGCGTGGTGCTGCTGACGTGTGGCGTTGACGTGCAGGACAACCGACTGGCCATGAGTGTGTGGGGCTGGGGTGAGGGTGAAACGGGTTGGATGATCTGGCATCAGGAGCTGATGGGTGATCCGACGCAGACGGAAGTGTGGGCGCAGTTGGATCAAGTGCTGGTGACGGAATGGGCAACGGCTGGCGGCAAGTCGTTGAAGGTGTCGCAGGTGGCGGTGGACAGCGGGGGCCACTGCACCCATGAGGTCTATCGATATGTGCGCGACCGGGTGCGCCAGAACGTGGTGGCAATCAAGGGCAGCAGCAGGCGCAACAGCCCGGCAGTTGGCAAAGGCAACAAGGTGGACGTGAGCTGGCAGGGGCGAGTGCTGAAGCGTGGCGTGACGCTGTATCAACTAGGGACTGACACGATCAAGACAACGCTGTTCGGCAGGTTGCGGCACAACGAAGCAGGCGGCATCGGGACGCTGCACTTCGGCATGGCAGCAGATGAGGAATACTTCAGGCAGCTGACGAGCGAACGGCAGGCGCTGCGGTATCACCGCGGGTTCCCGATTCGGGAGTGGGTCAAGAAAGCAGGCGATCGAAACGAGGCGCTGGACTGTGTGGTCTATGCCTACGCGGCGATGCTGCTGTTCTCAAGACGGATGAACCGCGCAACGATGTGGCAGCAGCTGGCGGATCAGCTTGAGCATGGGAAGAAGACGCCGCTAAGATCAAAACAGCAGACCCCAACCGGGGCCACTGGCTTTGTCAGCAACTGGTAGCGCGCAGAGCCGATTCGATCATGTAGGCAACCAGGCTTGAGACGGTGCGGCTTTGGGCGTTGGCACGGGCCTTGAGCTTGTCTGCGATGCTCTGCGGGAGAACCACCTGGACCCGTACACCTTGCGCCATGGTTTGATCGTGGTATGATTTGACAGCAGGCGCAGCCAAGTGGCTACGCCTGAGCCAGATCCTAATGCAATCGGAGGCGTATTACCAATCCAGCCAATGGCGCTCCAAGCGCCTTGGGCGACTGAATCATGACGATCACACTTGCCAAGGCTGCGGCATCACTTGCCAGCAGCTAGCCGATCTTGGATGGCCTGCTCTGCAGGTACATCACCGCAATGCCGGACCACCGGACTACCGATACCCGTCATTTGGCAACGAAGCGCTGTCAGATCTTTTGACTTTATGCGCCGAGTGTCATGACGGCATTACCAATTCAGTCCGCCGCCAACGCTACAAGCTCGATCCCAAAAAGCAAGTGCAGGCCGTCACAGTCGCCGCACCATCACTGACACCCAACACACTCACAACACGACGCAATGTCCAACCTTCCACAGATCGAGATACGCTTGCAGGGCGTGAGTCCATTGCTGTGCCACAACGGTCAGACTGCCGATCCGCGAAATACCTACGCGAAGGCAATGAAAGCCGTTAGTGGCAAGCGAAAAAAAACTGACGCCGACTACGATGAACTGGCCCGGCTTGAGTGGTTGGCCGGCTTGTATCGCTCTGCCGATGACCTAGTCATTCCTGACTACGTTGTCGAAAGCGTGATGATTGCCGGTGCCAAGAAGAGCAAGCGTGGCCCGCAGGCCAAGTGCGGTTTGTTCTTCACGCAGCACGCTGCACTGCAATTTGATGGCAAACCTGCAGCGATCACTGACGACACACTGGCCGAGATGTTTGAGTCAGGCGATTTCACCCACACTATCGGCGTGAGGGTGGGCATGGCCAAGGTGATGCGCACCCGGCCGGTGTTTCGCCACTGGAGCTGCACTGCGATCGCTCAGTACGATCCCGACGTGCTAAACCTGCGGGACATTGAAGAGATCGCATCTGATGCCGGCAAACTTGTGGGGCTTGGGGATTGGCGACCTAAGCATGGCCGATTTGAAGCGCAGATAGCCTGATGTGCTGGGCATCCTTTAGGTGTAAGTCCCAGTGCGGCTCGGCAGGCTACGGCAGTGCATTGGCGGGGTCTGGCACGGCGCGGCGCGGCGCGGCACGGCGCGGCAAGGGCCATAGACGGTGGCACAGAGGGCTTCGGCTCTCTCTGCCATCCTCACCAGGATGGTTATAGCAGGGCGCGGTGGGATGAGGTACGGCATGGTCAGGTTGGGCCGGGCGAAGCGTGGCAAGGCATGGACCCATTCCTTGGGTAGACTCGACACAAAGGTCATGGTCGAACCGTGAACATTCCAAGTTCTCTCCGAGCTGGTGACACGGTTCAGTGGCGTGATGCCCCTGGCGTTGACAACCTTGGCAATGCAATCGATAGCGGTTCCTACACGCTGACCTATTACTTGCGGACTAATACCGCCAGCGAAGGCGCGACGGTGGTGGGCAGCGCTTATGGGACCGGGTGGGAGTTCACGATCCTGGCGGCTACCAGTACGGCTTTCGATGCTGGTCAGTGGTATTGGCAAGCCGTTGCCACCAAGACCGGCAGCACGGTGACGATGGGGTCTGGGCAGCTCACTGTGCTGCGCAGCTTGAGCTATAGCGGCACACCTGGCGCGGTTGATGGACGGTCGCAGGCAGAGCAGGACCTGGCAGCAGTGCAGGCCGCGATCCGCGCGATCGTGGCTGGTGGTGTTGCGAAGGAGTACACGATTGGCAACCGTAACCTTAAGAAGTACGACATGGCCGATTTGCTGCAGCTTGAAAGTAAGCTCAAGGCTGAAGTGAAGCGCGAGCAAATGGCGGACCTGATCGCCAACGGCCTTGGCAATCCCCATAATCTGTTCGTGAGGTTCTGATGGGATTGCGGACGCGGCTATTTAGGGCGATGGGTTTTGAGCCATTGCGGCCCCAGCGTCGGGCATACCAAGGCGCACGGGTGAGCCGGCTGACTGCGGACTGGGTGACGAGCGGCACGAGCGCCGACAGCGAGATCAAGTCGAGCTTTAAGGCACTGCGCAACCGTGCGCGGCAGTTGGTGCGGGACAACGATTACGCAAGGCAGGCGGTTCGCGCGATCCAAAACAATGTGATCGGGCATGGGATCCGGCACCAAGGTCAGATCAAGATGTTGCGCGGCGGGCGCCTTGATGAGGTGATCAATGGCCAAGTGCATGAGCAGTGGGAGCGGTGGATGCACAAAAGCCGCTGCGATGTGAGCGGCCTGCTTGGCTTCCACGACATGGAGCGGTTGCTGGCGCGCAGCATGGCCGAGTCGGGTGAGGTCTTCATCCGGATGATCCGCCAACCGTTTGGCGGTAGCCGGGTGCCATTTGCCTTGCAGGTGCTTGAGGCGGATTATCTGATTGATGACGATGTGCCACAGGCGGCTGATGGCAACACCGTTCGGATGGGCATCGAGGTGGATGGGTATCTGCGACCGCAGGCTTACCACTTCTACGCAAACCATCCGGGTGACACATACGCCGGAAATCCTCGGACTAATGGCCGGCGGATTCGGGTGCCTGCTGATGAAGTGATCCATTTGTTCCTCCCCGAGCGGCCGGGCCAAACCAGAGGCGTGACGTGGTTTGCGTCGGCGCTGATGCGGCTCCACATGCTGCAGGGCTATGAGGAGGCCGAGGTGGTGAGGGCACGGGCCAGCAGTGCGTTGAT